CAGTTGTGCCTGCTTGCTGTCCGCGCGGCTGGTAGGTGCTTTGGATTTCGACACCCGCTTCTTCGCAACCGGTTTGCGGGTCTTCGCCTTGGCCATGTCTGGGCTCCTTGGTGGTGAGCCGCGATCATCGCGGCTCTTCTACTGACCGGAGCCCCGAGTGGGGGGTGAGGGGCATACATGCTCTGATCGGCCCGCAAGCCAAGCAAAATCGCCGATCATTTGATTGCTATCGTGGGCCGCCGAACGCATGGGAGTATCCATTCGCGCTTACGCGCGGCACCGCGGGGTCAGCCACGTCGCGGTGATGCGGGCGATCAAGGCCGGCCGCGTACCCGCCGAGCCCGACGGTACCATCGACCAGGCCAAGGCGGACGCCGCATGGGAACGGTCGACCGATCCCGGCCGCTCCAAAGCCAGGCCTAAGGCACCGTCTGAAAAGCTTCGCCCCATCGCGGAAGCGGCGGTCGGCTCGGTTCGCGAGACGCTGAAGGAACAAGGTCTCCCGGCGGGCGGCAGCGTCACCTTCGTCCAGGCGCGCACCGCACACGAAATCGCCAAGGCGCATCTCGCTCGGCTGCGGTTGCAGCGCATGAAGGGCGAGTTGATCGACCGCGCCCGCACCACCGCGATGGTGTTCCGCCTCGCGCGCGAGGAACGCGACACCTGGATCAACTGGCCGGCGCGCGTGGCCGCGCTAATGGCGTCCGAACTCGGCGTGGAGGCGCACGCGATGCAGAAAGCCTTGGAGACGCATGTCCGCGCTCACCTCGCCGAACTCACCGAGGTCAAACCAGAATTCCGATGAACTGATCGACTTCGATGGCGGCGAGGATCTATGGCGCTCCTGGTGCGACGGGCTCACGCCCGATCCGCTGCTCACGATCTCGCAATGGGCGGACACGCACCGCTTTCTAAGCCCGCGCGCCTCCGCGGAGCCGGGGCGCTATCGCACCGATCGCACGCCCTACATGCGCGCGATCATGGACGCGCTGTCGCCGTCTCATCCGGCGCGCCGTGTCGTGTTCATGAAGGCGGCGCAGGTTGGCGCAACTGAAGCCGGCAATAATTGGATCGGTTACATCATCCATCATGCGCCAGGCCCGATGCTGGCGGTGCAGCCGACCGTCGAACTGGCCAAACGCTTCTCGCGGCAACGCATCGAGCCGCTGATCGCCGAGAGCCCAGCGTTGCGAGAGCGCGTCAGGCCGTCCCGCGCACGGGACGCCGGCAATACCGTGCTGTCGAAGGAGTTTCCGGCTGGATTGCTCGTTATCACCGGCGCCAACAGCGCAGTGGGGCTGCGCTCGATGCCGGCCCGCTATCTGTTTCTCGACGAGGTCGACGCGTATCCCCCCTCCGCCGACGAGGAAGGCGATCCAGTCGCGCTTGCGGAGGCCCGCACCCGAACGTTTTCGTGGAGGAGCAAGGCGTTCCTTGCATCGACGCCGACGATCCAGGGCATCTCCCGCATCGAGCGGGAATATGAGGCCTCCGATCAGCGGCGCTATGTCGTGCCGTGCCCACACTGCCAGCACGCGCAGTGGCTCATCTTCGAGCGACTTCGCTGGGAGAAGGGCCGGCCTGAGACCACTCATTATATATGTGAAGCCTGCGACGGCCGGATCGAGGAACACCATAAGACCGCGATGCTGCAAGCTGGCGCGTGGCGCGCCACAGCGCAAAGCGCCGACCCTGCCAGCATCGGTTTCCACATCTCGGCGCTCTACTCGCCGGTCGGCTGGCTGTCTTGGGCGGACATCGCCCGGATGTCGGAAGCCGCACACGCGACGGACGAGGCCAAGCGCAGCTTCAAGAACGGCGTGCTCGGTCTGACCTGGGTCGAGACCGGCGAGGCGCCGGACTGGCAGCGGCTCTATGAGCGGCGCGAGAACTGGCCGTTCGGCACGATCCCGTCGGGTGGACTGTTCCTGACGGCCGGCGCGGACGTGCAGAAGGACCGCATCGAGGTCGATGTCTGGGCTTGGGGGCGTGGCCTGGAAAGCTGGCTCGTCGACCACATCGTGATCGACGGCGGTCCCGAGCGAGGTCAGACTTGGGATGACCTCGACCGGTTGCTAACCCGGACCTGGCCGCACGCGCACGGCACGCAGCTTGGCCTTGCCAAGCTCGCGATCGACACGGGCTATGAATCGCCAGCAGTCTATTCCTGGGCGCGCCGCGCGGGTCACGCGCAGGTGGCGCCAATCAAGGGCGTCGAAGGCTTTAACCGGTCGGCACCCGTCGCGGGTCCGACCCATGTCGACGTGACCGAAGGCGGAAAGAAGCTCCGTCGCGGCGCGCGGCTCTGGACGATCGCGGTCTCGACCTTCAAGAGCGAGACCTATCGCTTCTTGCGTCTGACGAAGCCGACGGACGGGGAGAAAGCAGCCGGCGCCAAGATTCCGGCGGGCTACGTGCATTTGCCGCACGGCACGGATGTCGAGTGGATCAAGCAGCTCGTGGCCGAGCAGCTGATCACGGTGAAAACCAAACGTGGCTTCCAGCGACTCGAATGGCAGAAGGTGCGCGAGCGCAACGAAGCGCTGGACTGTCGGGTCTACGCCCGGGCCGCGGCGTGGATCGCCGGCGCCGACCGATGGACCGAAGCGATGTGGCGCGACCTCGAACAACAAGTCGGGCGTCCGCCTGAAATCGAGGAAGAGCAGCCTGTCGACATGGAAGCGCCGGCGGACAGCATCGCCGGCTTGGTTCGGCGTTCGCCGAAACGTCGCGACCGGCGTGTGTTCCGTTCAAGTTATCTGGGCTGACCATGACTCTTGAGGAGATGACGGTGCAGCGCGACGCGCTGCTCGCCGCGCGATATCGCGGCGTCCGCACCGTCGAGACCGATGGCCGACGAGTCACCTACGCAACCGACGCAGAGATGGTCGCTGCGCTGACAGATCTCGAACGGCGGATCGCTGCCGCCAATGAAGGGGGCCGACGGCGTCGCATCCTTACGTCAGCCTCCAAAGGACTTTAATCGGTGTTCGCTGCGCTGAATGACGTGCGACGCCGCGTCGGCGCGTTCATCGGCGGCTTCGAGGCGGGACTGTCGAGCCGCAGGCTGAAGGGCTTCCAGCCAAGCCGGGCGCATCTCAACACGCTGATCGCGGCGGCCGGGCCGGATATCACGGCGCGGGCTCGTTGGCTCGTCCGCAATAACGGCTATGCGGCGAACGCCATCGAAAGCTGGGCCGGCAATGTGGTGGGCGCCGGCATCAAGCCGTCCTCATTGATCAAGGAGTCCGAGACAAAGACGACGATCCAGAAACTCTGGGTCGATTGGACCGACGAGGCCGACGCCGAGGGCTTCACGGATTTTTACGGGCTGCAGCGGCGCGCCGCGCGCGAGGTGTTCATCGCCGGCGAGGTGTTCTTTCGCTTCCGTCCGCGCCGGCCCCAGGACGGGCTCACGGTGCCGCTGCAGCTGCAGATGCTGCCGTCCGAAATGCTGCCGCTCAATCGAAACGAGAGCGTGCCGGGCGGCAACGTCATCCGCCAGGGCATCGAGTTCGATGCGATCGGACGGCGTGTTGCCTACCACTTTCTGCGACGCCACCCAGGCGACATGACCGATTTCGGCATGGCCGGCGAGATGGTGCGTATTCCGGCGAGCGAGATCGTGCACGTCATCGATCCGGTCGACGCCGGACAGTTGCGCGGCGTCTCCCGCTTCGCGGCCGGCATCGTCAAGTTGTTCCTGCTTGATCAGTACGACGACGCTGAGCTCGACCGGAAGAAGGTCGCGGCGATGCACGCGCTCTTCATCACAACGCCGGCGCCGGCCGAACCACTTGATGCCGTGGAGGGCCGCGACGAGAACGACGAGCGCACCATCGATCTTCAGCCCGGCCAGATCACGATGCTGGAGCCTGGCGAGGAGGTGCAGACCTCGGCGCCGGCCGACGTCGGCCAGACCTATGAACCGTTCCAGTACCGCACGCTCCTGCAGGTCTCGGCCGCGCTCGGGGTGCCCTACGCGTATCTTTCGAACGACATGCTCAAGGCGAACTACTCGAACTCGCGCCTCGCCTTGCTGGAATTCCGGCGGCGGATTGAAGCCTACCAGCACGCGGTAATCGTTTGGCAGCTCTGCCGGCAGGTCTGGGCGCGCTGGATGGACACCGCGGCGATCGCGGGCGCCCTCGAGCTCCCAGAGTACGACCGTCGCCGGCGCGAATATCTGGCATGCGGGTGGCTGCCGCCGAAGTGGGATTGGGTCGATCCGCTTAAGGACGCCCGTGCCGAGATTGAGCAGATCGACGCCGGTCTGAAGAGCCGGACCCAGGCCTTGGCCGAGCGGGGCTATGACGCCGAGCAGGTCGACACCGAGATCGCGGCCGACAAGGCCCGCGAGAAATCGCTCGGCCTGACGTTCGGAGCGACGCCGCCAGCGCCGGAGGCGCAGCGGCCCGGCGATAGCGAAGCGGCAACGGATGCGGCCGCAACTGACACTGGACAACCAGCATGATCGATCTGCCGTTCGTGGCGTCCCGCGTGTTTGGGACTCCGCTGCTGATCGCGCGCGGCAAGCTCGAGGTGATCCTCGCGGTGCTGGCGCCACGGTTCGCAGGCACTCCGCTGGCTCCAGCCGATGGGACGCCCGATGCTGGACCCGAGACATCGATCACTGAGCAGAATATCGCGGTGATTTCCGTGACCGGCACGTTGGTGAGCCGGTCGGGCTATCTCGATGCCGCCAGCGGGCTGCTGTCATACGCGGACGTAGGCGACGCGATCGTGTCCGCTCTGGGCGATCCTTCCGTCCAGGGTGTGATCCTCGACATCGATTCACCCGGCGGCGAAGTCGGAGGTCTCTTTGACTTGGTCGAGATCATCCGGGCGGCCAAAACCAACGCCAAAAAGCCGCTTTGGGCGGTGGCGAACGAATGCGCGCTGTCGGCCGCCTATGCGATCGCCAGTAGCGCCGACCGGCTCTACGTGACGCGGACCGGTGAGGTGGGATCCATCGGTGTGGTGGCGGTGCACGTCGACGAGAGCGCGGCCGATACGAAGGCGGGGCTGACCTGGACTTACGTCTTCGCCGGCGAGACCAAGATTGACGGCAATTGCCATCAGCCGCTGTCGGATCGGGCGCGCGCCACCATCCAGGCGGACGTCGATCAACTCTACACGCAACTGTGCGGCATCGTTGCCTCGAACCGCAGGGTGACGAGCGAGGCGGTGCGCGCGACGGATGCCGCGGTCTATCGCGGTGAGGCGGCGATTCGAGCCGGGCTCGCCGACCGCATCGGCACGCTCGACCTGGCGATCGCCGAGATGGCCGCTGCGGTCGCTCCACTCGATCCGCCCGCGCGACTCACGACCAACCTTAAAACGAAAAGGAGCACGTCCATGGCGACGAACGAGACCGAAGGCGATCAGCCAAATGCGAACGAGCCGCACTCACCGGGTACGCCCGCGCCCGTTGCGCAACCGCTGATCGCTGAACCGGCTCCTTCACCAATTCCACCGCCGGCAACCGCTCCGGCCGCGGCATCGGCCCAGGCGGATGCCCTGCGTGCCGAGTATGCCGACCTCGCGGCGCTTGCCGCGCAGGCGGCTCGGCTCGGCGTTACGGTCGATGCGGCCGACGCCATGCGTAAGGGCATCTCGGCGGATGATCTGCGCCGCAGCGTACTCGATGCTCTCGCGGCGCGCTCGGAGGCCGCGACCATCATCGCCACCGCACCGTCCACACCGGTCGCCGGCGACAGTCCGATCGTGCGTCGCGCCAAGCAGCGCGCCGCAGCGGCAAGCGCCTAATCACAAGGAGCACCCATGACCACGCTGACAATGTCGCCGACACTCGGTGACCTGCTCAAGTTCGAGCTCAATGGCAGCTATTCGCGTGAAACCGTGACCCTCAAATCCGGTACGAGCTATGCGCTGGGCTCCGTGCTCGGCAAGATCACCGCCTCGGGCAAATATCGCCTCTCGCCCGTGGCCGAGGTCACCGGTGACGAGGGCGCGGAGACCGCTGTTGCCGTCCTGATCGGCGCTGTGGATGCGACCGGTGGTGAAAAAACAGGTCTGGTGGTGGCGCGCGGTCCCGTCATCGTCTCGAAGGCGGCGCTCGTCTTCGACGCATCAGTCGATCTGACCGCGGAGAAGACCGCGAAGCACGCGCAGCTTTCGGCAGTCGGCATCGTTCCTCGCGACGCCGCCTGACCGGCGCTCACCCGTTTCCACTTTCGTCCTCTTTCGGGCCTCGACGATCCTCGTCGGGGCCCACTTCATTTGAAGGAACCTCCATGGCACCCATAATCAATCCGTTCGACGCCGGCGGCTACACGCTCGCGGAGATGACCTCGGCCATCAACATCCTGCCAAATATCTACACGCGGCTCGGCACGATGGGCCTGTTCCGCTTCGAAGGCATCACGCAGCGCAGCGTCATCATTGAGCAAGCGGAGGGTGTGCTCAACCTGCTGCCGACCGTTCCGCTCGGCGGGCCGGCCACGGTCGCCAATCGCGACAACCGCTCGACTCGTTCCTTCACGGTGCCGTGGATCCCGCACGACGACGTCATCACGCCACAGGATATCCAGGGCGTCCGCGGCTTCGGCGTCGCCGACGCAGCCGATCCGCTTGCCACCGTCATGGAGCGCAAGATCACGCGTATGCGGGCCAAGCACGCGCAAACCCGGGAATACATGGAAATCAATGCGCTGCGCGGCGTGGTGAAGGACGGCGCCGGTACCGAGATCTACGACTATTTCGACGAGTTCGGCCTCGCCCAGCAATCGGTCGACTTCGTGCTCGGCACCGCCGGCACCAACATCCAGGGCAAATGCCGCGAAGTGCTGCGCGACATCGAGACTGAGCTCAAGGGCGAGACGATGAACGGTGTGCTCGCGCTGGTGAGCCCGGGCTTTTTCGACAAGCTGATCAGCCACGCCAAGGTCGAGGAGGCCTACAAGTACTTCTCATCGACCGGTGCGCAGCCGCTGCGCGAGGACACCCGACGGCGCTTCCCGTTCGCCGGCATCGTGTTCGAGGAATACAACGCCACTGTCACGCTTTCGACCGGCACGACGGAAACTCTGGTGCCGGCGAACGAAGGCATCGCGTTCCCGCTCGGCACCATGGACACGTTCGTCACCTACGGCGCGCCCGCGAACCTGATCGAGACCGTCAACACCATGGGCTTGCCGATCTATGCGCGCCAGATCGCACGGCAGGACGGCAGCGCCATCGACGTAAAGACCGAAGCCTCTCCGCTGCCGGTCAACAAGCGCCCGCGGCTGGCGGTGAAGATCCTGACGAGCAACTGAGCCGCCTTGATGGATGCATTCACGGCGGCGATCGACGCGCTGTTCGTCGATCCCAACATCGCGCGCGACGCTCTCTGGCGCCCTGGTGGAATCGGCGCCGGCACCGTCGTGCGCGTCGTCAGCAAAAGACCGGACCATGCCGCCAATTTCGGCGACGGCCGCGTCATGTTGCCGACGATGCTGATCGACGTTCGCCGATCACAGATTGCGGCGCCGGCCTCTGGCGATACCGTCGAGATTGACTCTGAGACGTTCGAGATCATCGCCACACCGGTGATCGATAGCTTGCGGCTCGTGTGGACATGCGAGGCGGCGCCGCCGGTCTGATCCCGATGCGCTTCACCTTTAAGACCGATGATCTCACCGCGCGTCTCGGTGAGGTCGAAACAGAGGCGGCGCGTTCTGTGACCGCGGCTATGCGGGAAGCGACGGATGGCCTCAAGGGCGACCTGCGCGCGGACGTCGCGGATGCCGGGCTCGGACAGCGGCTGGCGAACACCTGGCGCGGGAAGACCTATCCAGACGCCGCGATCAGCCTCGAGGCCGCATCCTTCGTGTGGTCGAGAGCGCCCAATATCGTCGATGCGTTCGACCGCGGCGTTACGATCAAATCGAGCCGCGGCTTCTGGCTCGCAATCCCGACGGCGGCCGCCGGCGTGAAGGGCATTAACCCCACAGGCGCCATGAAGCGGATCACGCCGGGTGGCTGGGAGCGGAGGACCGGGATGCGGCTGCGTTTCGTGTATCGGCGTGGGCGGCCGTCGTTGCTCGTCGCCGACAACGCGCGGCTGAGCAAGAAGGGCCTCGCACGCCCGAATCTGGGACGTACGCGCGGCGGCGCCTCCTTCACGCGCATCGGGGGTCGCTCAACGGTCGTGGTGTTCATCCTGGTGCCGCAGGTCTCACTGCGGAAGCGCCTGGATGTTGCAAGCGTTGCTCAGCAATGGGCGTCCCGCGTGCCAGACCTTCTCGCGACCCACTGGAAGTGACCACGACGCCATGACGAGCCGTCGAGAACAGGTGCTCGGTGCCATCCACGCGCTGATCGCCTCAGCGCTCCCCAGCGCCGAGGTGAAACGCAACTTGGCGAAGCCAGAGCGTGTCCCGCCAGGCGGCCTCGTCATCGTGCGCGATGGCGATCCCGGCGAACCCGAGGTGACGCTATCGCCGCTCACTTACATCTATGCCCACCGCATTCCGATCGAGATCGCAGCCTACGAAACTTCAAGCGAAACCCGCGAGCGCGTGCTCGACGACATGCTGGCCGCGATCGGCGCTGCCGTCGCATCCAACCGCACCCTTGGCGGCCTCTGCGATTTCGTCGAAGCCGAAGCACCTGCGACCGAAGACATCGAGACTGCAGGTGCCCGCGCGGTCCGATGGGCCGACGCCGTCATCGTCGCGGTCTACGGCACGACCGATCCGCTGAACTGAATTCCTTCAAGCTCGGGAGAACCTCATGGCACGCGCGCGCGGCGCCAATGCCGTCATGGCAGCGGCGTTCGAGACCACTTACGGCACCGCACCGGTCGCGGGTTACAAAAAGCTGCCTTTCGTGTCCTGCGCGCTTGGCGACGAGCAGAACCTGATCGCCAGCGATCTTCTAGGTTACGGCCGCGAGCCGTTGCCGCCGAGCCGCGACGTCGTCAACAACGAGGGCGACGCGGTCGTGCCGGTCGATCTTCGCAATTTCGGCTACTGGCTGAAGCTGCTGATGGGAGCGCCTACCTCGGTCGACAATAGTGGGGTCATCACCCACACCTTCGTCTCCGGCGCGCTCACGCTGCCCTCGATGGCGATCGAACTCGGCATGCCGGAGGTGCCGAGTTTCGGCATGAATGTCGGCGTGCGCGCCAACTCCATGAAGATCCAGCTGCAACGCTCGGGTCTCCTCAACGCCACCATGAGCTTGATCGCCCAGGGCGAAACCAAAAACACCACAACGGGCGCAGGCTCGCCGACGACCGCGGTAATCGAGCGGTTCTCGCAGTTCATGGGCGACATCAAGCGCGACGACGTCGCGCTCGGTCACATCGTCTCGGCCGAACTCATGTACTCGAACAATCTCGACAAGGTCGAGGTGATCCGGCCTGACGGCCGCATCGAGGATGCCGATCCGGCGATGGTCGCGGTGTCCGGCAACATCAATGTGCGTTTCGCCGACACGGTGCTGCTCGATCAGGCCACATCGGGCGACCCTTGTGAGCTCTCCTTCGGCTGGCAAATCGACGCCGACAACGCACTCCTCTTCACCGTGCACAGCGTATTCCTGCCGAAGGCCAAGACGCCGATCCAGGGGCCAGGCGGCATCCAGGCAGGGTTCGCCTGGCAGGCCGCCAAGGACCCGACCGTCGGCAAGACATGCACGGCCGAACTCATCAATGACGTGACGGGGTATTGATCCATGACCGACCAGACCGCGGCTGCAACGCTGCTCAAACTTGGTGTCGGGCGCGAGCCGTTCTGGCTCGACGTCGCGCGCGGCGTCCGGCTCCAGTTTCGCCCGATCAGCGTGGCGGCGATCCTTCTTGCCCGCAGTGTGGCGGCCGATGTGCTGCAAGCGGGCGGTGATGATGCGTCGATCAAGGCCGGCGTCGCCTTCACGCGATCGCTCTCGCACACCGGGATAGCGGCGTGGGAGGGCATCGGTGATGCCGACGGCAATGTCGTCGAGCCGTCGCCGGACAATATCGACGCACTGCTCGAGCACTGGCCCGTCTTCGACGCCATTGACCGGCTCTATGTCGGCCCAGCCCTCATTCGGGACACGGAAAAAAACGTCTGATCGCCCTTGCCGAATGGCACTTCGGCGGGGGCGAGGGTTATTGCGCGGCGTGTTCCGACACGTGCGCGACCTGCCCCTATCGGGAGCAGGCGCCGCAAACCGCGGAAGGACGCGCGGCCTGGGCGGTGCTGCGCCGGTCGGCTGGGCAGGTTCGTGCCGTCATGGGCGGCGTTTACGCGCTGGATTTCGGATCGGTCCTGCTGCTGGCCGATGCCATGGGCGCGCTCACGCCGCTCGTCGTCGAGCTCATCCCCGAGATCGAGCCCATCATCGTTCGCGGCTACCGCCGCGACAACGACTGACAGCAGCCGTCCGATAGCGAGCCTCCGCCAGCGATGTCCACCACCAGCGTCTCGATCCGCCTCGGCGTCGAGGGTAAGGCGGACGTCAAGCGCGCCTTCGAGGAAGTCGGCAAGGCGGGCCAGGATGCGTTCCGTGGCGTCGCGACCGACATGGATGCGGCTGGCGCCGCCGCGGATCGCCAGGCGCAACGCCTGCAGCGGTTGGCTGAAGCGGCGCGCCAAGCCGGCGCGGCCGATCAGTCGCAGCGCAGTTTCAACGCCGTGCTCGGTGTCGGTACGGTACCGAAGTCCGCCCGCGAGTCGGCTTCGGTCTTCGAGGAGTCCGCCAAGGCGACGGAAGATCTGGCGGCGCGCACGGCTGCGCTCCGGGCGCAGATCGATCCACTCGGCGCGGCACAAGGACGTCTCAACGCCGAGGTCGCCGAGGCAAACGGACTCTTCAAGGCCGGAGCGATCACGGCGACCGAGCAGGCCGCGGCTCACGCCCTGGCGCAGGCGCGGTTCGACGCGACCACCAAGGCGCTCGGCGGTGTCAGCGCCAGCGGAAAGCTGACCTCCAACCAACTCGTCAACCTGAGCTATCAGCTCAACGACGTGGTGGTCTCGCTTGCCGGCGGCCAGCGCCCCTTGATGGTGCTGATGCAGCAGGGTTCGCAGATCGCCCAGATCTTCGGACCCGGCGCTGGCGTGAGCGGCGTGCTGCGTGGTGTCTGGCAGGGGCTGACGTCGCTGGTCACGGCCACCACGGCCGTGATCGCCGGCATCGCCGGCGTCGGCGGCGCCGTCGCCTACGCCTATTATTCCTACGTGTCCTCGCAGAAGGAGCTGGAGGTCGCGCTTGGCGGCACCGGACGCGCGGCTGGCGCCACCGTCGGCCAGATCGAGCAGATCGCGGAGAAATCCGCCTCCGCCGGGAGCGTGTCGGTTGCCGCCGCCCGCGAGATGGAGGCAGCCTTCCTCCAGACCGGCAAGATCGGCGTCGCCAATTTTGAGGGCCTGATCAAGGTCGCGAAGAACTATGCGGCCACCGCGGGCGTCGACATCACGGCTGCCACCAAGGAGCTCGCGCAGGGATTCGCGGATCCGGTCAAGGGCGCCGACGCTCTCAATGCGAAGCTCAATTTCCTGGACGACCGGACGCGTCTCTATATCCGGACGCTCTCAGACCAGAACGATCGCACCGGCGCGCAGCGAGTCATGCTCGATGCCCTCAAGGGCAGCCTGATCAATGCGGCGGACGCCGCGACCACGTTGGGCCGTGCCTGGGACTTCGTTGGCCGAATGGCGTCGAACGCCTTCGATGCGCTGGGCCGCGGCATGTCTCGGCTGTTCGACGGCGCACCGATCGAGGAGCAGCTCAAGCAGCTGCAGGCCACGCGGGAACGCCTGCAGGCGCTCATTGAGAACCCGCCGACCCGCTTCGCCGCGCAGGCCCGCAACTTCAATACGCGGATGCTGGCGGACGTCGACGCGGAAATCGCCAAGATCGAGGCGAAGCTCGACGCCGTCCAGGCGCGCGCCAAGGAAGCCAAGGCCAACGAGCTCTCGGTTCGGGCCGGCAGCGTCGCCCGGGATCTGACGCCTGGCTTCGACGAGTTGCAGACCCTGAAGGCGCGCGAGGCGCAATTGCGCACCGCGCTCGACGATCCGCTGGCGCGGCAGAAGGTGGCCGATCTCAAGCAGGTCGAGACTGCCTACGACGCGGTCACGCGCGCGATCCTGACCTGGCTCGATCCGGCCGAGAAGGCGCGCCGCCTCGACGAACTGGAAATCCAGGCGCTTGCCGCCAAGACGCCGGCGCAGAAAGCCGCCATCGCCGAGGAACGCCGCCGGCTCGAACTCTCCGGCCAAGCCGTCCCGGCCGCGATCGCCGAGGCGGACGTTATTCGCGCGGGCACCAAGGCGCGCGCCGATGCCACGCAAGCGCTGATCGATCAGTCGCGCGTGCTTGCGGTCAACGCGCAGGCGACGCTCGCGGTCGCCGACGCCTATCTCAAGAACGCAGCAGCCGCGCAGCAGGCAGAGGTCAGGCGCAAAGCGCTGACCGAGGCGGTGCAGAACGGCGTTGACGTCGAGAAACGCTCCCGCGAATTGCTCCTCGAGCAGGTCGCCGAACAGGCGGCGCAATCCGCGAAGTCGGTGAACGATCTCGGCTCCGAGGCCGCGGCCAGACGGCGCGTCAACGACGCCATGGCAGCGGGACGGCTTTCCTCCGAGCAGGCCAACCAGCAGATGCAGGTCGAGCAGGCGCTGCGCCCGCTACTGGTCGCGCAGTCGCTCGCCGAGGGCGACGCCAAGGGAACGCTCGGTCGCGTCATCGACGCGCTGCGCGGAGCGTACTCGCGCCTGCATGGCGAGCAGGCCCGCGCCGCGGCGCTGCAAACCATCGAAGGGCAGAAGAACCAGCTCGAACTGCTGCAGAAGCAGATCGATCTGGCAGGCACCAGCGAATCGCAGCGCGCGGTCATCATCGCGCAGCTGCAGGCTGAGCAGCAGTTGCGTCAGCGCGGCATCGATCTCGCCAGCGCCGAAGGCCAGGCCATCCTGGCCAATGCGGGCAGCATCGAACGGCTCAACCAGGAGCTCGCGCGCTCTCAGGGCGCCATGCAGTCGCTGCAAGGCATGACCGATACCACGTTCAATCACTTCTCGACGCTGATCGCCGAAGGCAAGACCGACTGGAAGTCGTGGGCCGATGCCGGTCGCGCCGCGCTCGCCGACATCGAAAAGGAAATACTCCGGCTCGCCGTGCTCAATCCGCTGAAGAACATGCTGTTCGGCACCAATCTCACGACGCTGAACAATGTCGGCGGTCTGTTCGGCAATCTGTTCCAGAGCTTCAAGTTTCACGATGGCGGCGTCGTTGGCGTCGGGGGCACTCCGCGCTTCGCTCCCGCGGCCCTGTTTCACAATGCCCCTCGGCTTCACGAAGGCGCGTTTCTCTCGCCGGATGAAGTGCCGGCGATCCTTCAGCGCGGCGAACGCGTGCTCAACCGCACCGAGGCCGCCGCCTATGGACGCGACAAGCAGCCGGCTCCGGTCATTCTGAACTTTGCGGTGCAGACGCCGGATGCAGCATCTTTCCGGCGCGCGCAGGGTCAGATCACTGCCGATATGGCATCGGCGCTGCGCCGCGCCGAGCGTAACCTGTGACCGGCTTTCACGACGTCCGCTTCCCTGACGCTATCGCCCGCGGGGCGATCGGCGGACCGGAATTTTCCACGGACGTGATCGCCGTCGCGTCCGGCTATGAGCAGCGCAACGTCAACTGGTCGGCGGCGCGCGCAAAATTCGATATCTCGACCGGCATTCGCACCCGCGACCAGATGGCCGAAGTGATCGCCTTCTTTCGTGCGCGGCGAGGACGCGCGTACGGTTTTCGCTTTCGCGATTGGAATGATTTTGAGGCGATAGGAGAGGCGCTCGCAGCGACTGCGGATCCCTTGGTCTGGCAGTTGCGCAAGCAGTACGCGTCGGGGCCCTCGTCGGAGCAGCGGACCATCACGAAGCCGGAAGCCGGCACCGTTGTCGTGCGGGTCGATGGAGATCCGGCCGCGGTGACTGTCGACTATCTCACCGGGCTTGTGGCGTTCCTGACCGCGCCCGGTGCCCAGCCCTATGCAGATTTCGCGTTCGATGTTCCAGTGCGCTTCGACACCGATCACCTGCCGGTGACGGCGGTCGCCTATCACATCCAGCAGGTCTCCTCGATCCAACTGCTGGAGATCCGAGTTTAAGACGTTCAACTCATTCGGCGGCCACGCGAGAATGGCTGGGACAGGGGTGCACCTCGATCGTGATGTGGGACAGCCCAGGAACGCTGCTTAGCCGGGCCTTGTAGGCATTCGGCGGTTGTGGGTCGTCGGAAATGATGGAAGCGATTATCCCAGTATGGCCGGGTCCTAATCGCCACAGATGAAGATCGACCACCCGATCGTGGCCTACCTCCAACCGCTCGCGTACGGTCCGCGCCAATCCCTGATTTGGAACGGTGTCAAGCAACACCGCACCTGCCGATCGGATCAAGCCGATGGACCACGAAGCGATGACGAGCGCGCCGACGACTCCCATCGCTGGATCCAACCAAACCCACCCAAAAAGTTGACCGCAAACCAACGCGACGATCGCAAAAACAGACGTCAATGCGTCCGCGACAACATGAAGGTAAGCGGAGCGGAAATTCGTGTCATGACCATGGTCATGAACGGGATCGTGATCGTCCTCTGAGTCGTGTGCGTGGTGATGATGGTGGCTTGTATCGAAAAGGAGCCAAGCGCTTACCAAGTTGACGATCAGTCCCACCACGGCGACGTAGGTCGCTTCGTTGAAGCGAATAGACACCGGCGCGAATAAACGAGCGACGGACTCGTATCCGATGAAAAGCGCCACAAGCGCCAAAATAATCGCGCTGGAAAATCCCGCTAGTTCACCGAGCTTGCCCGTTCCGAAAGTGAAGCGCGGATTGTGGGCATGACGACGCGCAAAGGCATAGGCCAGCCCGGTGATCGCCAGGGCGGTGACATGCGTCGACATGTGCCACCCATCGGCAACGAGAGCCATCGAACCGAACATGGACCCGGCAACGATCTCCGCAACCATCATGCCGGCGGCCAGAGTGACCACCAACCATGTGCGCCTTTCATTACGCTCGTGCCGCTCACCCAAAAATCGGTGTTCGTGCTGCCATTCCGCAACCGAGTGACTATGCATCGCTATATCCACTTCTCGAGTCTGGAACCGCGAGCGCGGTCAGCTCACCCGGCTATATAACCATGAAACCTGCTTCTGCAGGCCTCGCCGCTCACCTAAATGGCGAGGTCACAACCCTTGCGACCTGCTGGCGGCTAGAACGTCAGGATGGCTGGATCCGTGGGTTTACCGATCACGACCAGCCGCTCCTGATCGATGGCCTGACGTACGTCGCGTCAACCGGGTTCCTGCCCAGCGCCATCAAGTCGGGCGCGGATCTCTCGGTGGACAACCTAGACGTCGATGGCTTTCTTGACGACGACGCCCTCAAGGCCGAAGACCTGACTGCCGGCCGGTTCGACGGGGCTGAGATCGATATCTTCCTGGTGAACTGGGCTGACCTCGCCCAGGGCCGACTGCTGCTGCGACGGGGAACGCTCGGGGAGGTCAAGCGCGCCGACAACCGGTTCTCCGCCGAAATTCGCGGTGTGGCCAACCGCCTGCAGCAGGTGTCCGGCAAACTCTACTCGCGCCTTTGCCGCACTGACCTTGGCAGCGCCGAATGTACAGTCGCGCTCGCCCCGCTCACCGATGAACTCGTTGTCTCGGGGGTAGCGTCCGGCGACACCTTCAGCGTGCCAACGGCAAGGCCGACAGGCTTCTACACTTTCGGCCTCTGTACCTTCCTGACTGGTGCGAACGCCGGCGCCGCAACCGAAGTGCTGCAGCATAACGGCGAAGCGGTCCAGCTGTTCACGGCGATGCCACGACCCATCGTGATCGGCGATCAGGTCCGGCTCGTCGCCGGTTGTGACAAGACGCCGGAGACTTGCCAGGTGCGGTTCGCAAACATTCTGAACTTCCGCGGCGAGCCTCACATTCCGGGCAACGACAAAGTCTTCTCTTATCCGATCAAGGGATGATGTTCACGCGCGAAGCGCTGATTGCTGAGGCGCGGACGTGGCTTGGCACGCCGTGGCACCACCAGGCCGCGCTCAAAGGCGTCGGTTGTGACTGCATCGGCTTCGTGCGCGGCGCTGCCCTGCCGTTCGTCGGGCCGGTCGCGATCGAACTCGATTATCCGGAGACCTGGCATCTCTATCGCGCCGAGCCGCGCATGTATCTCGGTTTCAAGGAGAGGTGCGAGGAAATAGAACCCGATGACGTCCTAGCCGGCGACGTCCTCTTGTTCGGTGCCGGCAAAGGCCCGGCGCACCATTGCGCCTATGTGACGCCCGGCGGTGGTCTCATTCATTGCTATCGAGAAGCGCGCGCCGTCGTCGAGCAGGCGTTCTCGCCGTGGTGGCGCGCGAAACTCCGCCACGCGTTCCGAATGCCGGGGCTGGTTCATTCTTGACCGGCTTACTTCGGCACGGGAGCGCCGCGTTGCCGGTAGGAGAGAAGATCGGGGGCGTTGGCCGGCGGAGGATTGCGTTCAAGGTCGGCAATCAGTGCCTTCATCTCGCCGATCTCGCGCACCTGGGCCTCGATGATCTTGTCGGCCAACTCGCGCACCCGAGGATCGCGGATGTGGGCGCGCTCACTCGTCATGATCGCGATCGAGTGGTGCGGAATCATCGCCTTCATATAGCTGACGTCGAAGACCGTCTGCTGGCTGCGCACGAGCCATAAGGAGCCGGCGAAGATGATCACGCTTCCGGCAATGATCGCGGCATTGACACGCTTGTCCTTGTACATGGACCACATGAAGCCGAGCATGATGACCGCCATGACGGCGCCCATGAGCAGCGCCATCCATGTGCGCGTCTGGCTGTAGAACACGTGATCGAGAGCATAGGTATTGAGATACATGAGCCCGAACATGATCACGGTCGACACAGCGATCATGGCGGCGAAGCGGATGTAGGACATATTCTCTTTCCCTTATTGAGCTACTTTCACGAGCATCCAGATCGCCATCGCGACCATCATCAGGTTCTCGGTAAGCGAGATGAAGCCGAGCGGCACATTGCTGTCGCCGCCGACGCACGCGCATTTGAGCTCGCGCTTATCGACGTAAACCGCCTTGAATACAGAAACCGCGCCGATGCTACCGATGGACAGCGCGACAGGAATTGAAAGCCACATCAGCGCGCCCGCGATCATCAGAACGCCCGCGAGCGCCTCGGCAAACGGATAGACGTAGGCGTAGCGCACGACCCGCTGTGCAAGCAGGTCATACCCAAGGAACATGTTGGAGAAGCTTTCGAGGTCGCGCAGTTTCAGGATGGCGAGGATGCACATGCTGAACGCGATAAACCATTCGGCGGCGCGAACTGTGAGGAACGATCCGAAAGCTGCCCAGCTCGCGGCAAACGCCATCAAGGCTGCTATGCCGAACACCGCGATGACGGGCTGATAAGTGACAGCTTTAGGATCGCGAACGGACTTTCCGAAGTGTTTGCGCAGGTCGTCGTAACCCCCGACGCGCTGCCCCGCGATGAAGGTCTGCGGTGTCGTCTTGACGTGGTGCTCGGCCATGAATGCATCGGTTTCGGCACGCGTGCGAAGCAGATGATCGTCGACCGAATAGCCCTCGCGTTGGAGCAGATCGCGCGACTTCAAGCCGAAGGGGCAGATATGCTGGTCCGTGACCATTCTGTAGAGCTCTGCGTGCCTGCCGATTTTCGCTTCCATGACCTCTGCCTCTGCATCGATGGACCCGGATTCAGAAGGTCAGGCCCAGATCCGTATATTGGTCAACGTCCGGCCAGGTCACAGGTTCACGGATTGCCTAAACCTTGGGCCGTTTTGCCACTGGATCAAATGCTGAAAACTGACTTGGATTGGCCAACGCCCCCTCCAAATAGGAACCCTTAGTTGGCCAAGATCGTCCTCACGGTCGGTGGCTACGTCCTCGGCAACCTGCTGCTGCCGGGATTGGGCGGCGCGATCGGCGGCCTGGTCGGAGGCTATGTCGGTGGCATCGTCGATCAGCAGCTGTTCGGAGGAACGCCCAGCCAGACGGTCTACGGCGCGCGCATGCAGGACCTGCGAGTGCAGTCCTCGAGTTATGGCGCCGTCATCCCGACGCTCTATGGCAAGGGTCGGCTCTCCTCGAACATCTTATGGATGCGCGGGTTCGATGAGGTCGTCCGCACCGAAACGCAGACGGTCGGCGGCGGCGGCAAGGGCGGCGGTGGCGGTGGAAGCCAGACCGTCACCAACGTGAGCTATCATTATTACGCTGACATCGCGGTCGGTCTGTGCGCCGGGCCGATCGCGGCGGTGAACCGTGTGTTCGCGGATGGCAACGCCTTCGAAGACGACAAGGTCGGCGAGATGCGCGTCTACCTCGGAGACGCCGCGCAATCGCCCGATCCGCTGATCCAGGCTGTCGAAGGCGCCGATCGAACGCCGGCCTATCGTGGGCTCGCGTATGTCGTGATGGAGCAGCTCTACATTACGCCGTTCGGCAACCGTCTTCCCAACCTGACGTTCGAACTCGAGACCTGAAACGGTGGCGCAGCTCGTTCTGACGCTCGCCGGTGGCGTGCTCGGCGGCGGCATCGGTGGCGGTCTCGGGCAGTCGCTGGGAGCGCTATTCGGCGCTTATGTCGGCGGCATCGTCGATCAGCAGCTGTTCGGGCCCCAGCAGGATCGCAAAGCGGTCGAGGGCGCCCGCGTCACCGACGTCAGCCTGTCGGGCTCGGCTTATGGCCAGACGATTCCCACGATCTGGGGCCGCATGCGCGTTCCCGCCAACATCGTCTGGCTGCGCGGCATCCGCGAGGTGGTGCGGACCGAAACCGAGACGGTCGGCGGCGGCGGCAAAGGAGGTGGAGGCGGAAGCGCCGCGCAGACGATCACGCGGACGACCTATCATTACTACGCCGACGTCGCGCTCGGCATCTGCGAAGGGCCGGTCACGTCGATTTATCGCATCTGGCTCGATAAGACGCCGATCGATCCCGAGCATGTCGACGAGATCCGGCTCTACTATGGAGACGAGAGCCAAGGGCCGGATCCGCTGATCCAGGCGGTCGAGGGAAGTGACAAAACGTCGGCGCTGCGGGGCCTTGCCTATGTCGTCCTGGAGAACCTCTACCTCACGCCATATGGCAATCACTTCCCGAATTTCGAGATCGAGGTCTATCGCGGCTCGCGGCCGGAGGTCGCCGACGCCCGGCATCTGGTGCGAAGCGTCTGCGTCATTCCGGCGAGCGGCGAATGGGCCTACGAGCCCACCATCGTGCGCAGCCGCGTCCGTAACGCCAACATCAACAGCAATGCCGGGCGGAAGGCTTCAGATTTCGCGGTATCGATCGAGGGCCTTAAGCGCGAGGTGCCGAATGTCGAGTGGGTGAGCTTGGTCTATGCCTGGTTCGGAACATCGCTCGACGTCGGCACCTGCTCGATCCGACCGGAGGCAGAATATTCGATCTATCCGGACCGTCTGCCGGACACGGCGCCCTACACCTGGTCGGTGATGGGCATGGGGCGCCCGGTGGTCGGCGGTGGAGGCCCCGCCTGGCCGCTGGTGTCATTCTTCACCAAGCCCGACGGTTCGATGGGACTCTATTACGGTGGGACCATCAGCGACGGCTCGATCGTGCGCGCGATCGAGCACTTGCATAGTCTTGGCTACAAGGTAGCGCTCTATCCATTCCTGATGATAGATATCCCACCGCCCGACCCATCGCCTTTTCCATGGCGAGGCCGGATCGGCGGCGCATCCGCGAACGTCGCTGGCTTTTTCGAGCGGCCCGACGGGTATCTTCGCTTTGTTCGTCACGGCATGTCGCTCGCCGAGGACGCGGGCGGCGTCGACGGCTTCGTCATCGGCTCCGAGATGGTCGCGCTCAACAGAATCCGGGATGGTGCCGGGGCATATCCGGCAGTGTCTTACTGGCAGACGATCGCCAGCGAGGCGAAGACCCGCTTGGGTACCGATTGCGTCGTTACCTACGCCGCGGACTGGTCGGAATACCGCTACAACGATCGCGGCGGCGCCAATGTCGACTTTCCGCTCGATGCGCTCTGGGCTGACGCGAACATCGATGTGGTCGGGATCGACGCTTATTTTCCGCTCACCGACGTGCCGCGCGCGATTTATGACAAGGCGACGATCGCAGCAGGTTGGAATTCGGGCGAACTGATCGACTATTTCTATGCGACGCAGGCGGATCGTGACCTCGAGCGGCGCGGCTTCGATCCGCAACGCTCCGCGATCGACGACCGTTTCTACGCGATCAAAGACATTCGCTTCTGGTGGGAAAACGAGCACGTTCCCCGCGTCGGTGGAACGCCGATTCGACCGCCGACGGCTTGGGTGCCGCGCTCGAAGCCGATCTGGTTCACTGAGTATGGCGTTCCTTCGGTGAACTGCGCCACCAACCAGCCAAACGTCTTCATCGATCCCAAATCGAGTGAGAGCTTCGCGCCTTATTATTCGAACCGCGCCGTCGATCGCGTGGTGCAGCGCGCGGCAATCGAGGCGACGGAGGAATTCTGGTCCGATCCGGCGAACAATCCGGTCTCTCCGCTGAATGGCCGCGCAATGGTCGAGCGACGCTTCGTCTGGTGCTGGGACGCGAGGCCTTATCCGTTCTTTCCGGCGCTAACGAACGTCTGGTCGGACGGCGAGAATTTCCGGCTTGGTCATTGGATAGAAGGAAAGATCGGCAACATGCTGCTCTCGGAAATCGTCCGGGATCTTTGCCTGCGCGCGGGCCTGACCGAGGACGATTTCGACGTTTCGGCGCTCGACGACGAGGTGGTCGGTTACGTCGTGACGGAACGAAAACCGATCCGCGACATGATCGGCGTGCTGCAGACCGCCTACTTCTTCGATGCCTTCGAGAGCGACGGCAAACTCGTCTTCGTCAAGCGCGGTGCCGGGACGCCGATCGTGATCGATGCAAACGATCTAGGTGCCAGCGAGAATGACGGCGACCGATCGCGCATCAAAATCGAGCGCACACAGGACACCGAGCTGCCGATCGCAATCGATATTGTCCATCTCGACGAGGCGCGGGACTATCAGTCCTCGACCGCGACGGTTCGCAAGCAGGTTGGACGTTCCGAATCGGTCACGACCATCAGCCTGCCGATTGTGCTTTCCATCGAGCAGGCGCAAGCCATTGGCCAGCGTGCGCTACGCGAGATATGGCAGGGCCGCGAAGCCGTTGATATCCGTCTGCCCACCCGGGCGGTCCGGCTCGACGCCACGGATCTGATCGAGGTGCCGGTGGACGGCGTCTATCGCCGCATCCGCGCGACCTCCGTTACTTATGGCAAGCCCGGGCTCGTGCTGTTGCGGGGCATCGCGACCGACGGCGGCATCCCGGAATTCTATACGGCGCCCACGGGAAGCGGCGCCATTCCACCGTCCGCGGCGGAGCCTGTCGCGCCGGTGCGCGTCGAATTACTCGACATGCCGATCATGATGGATTCGCACGAAGCGTCGGCGCCGAGTTTCTACATGGCTTCATGTCCGGTCGGGGTCGGCCGCTTTCGCGGCACCAGCCTGTTTCAGCCGACGGCGGACGGGCTTGATTATGTAGTGGCGTCGGTCGCCGGACTGCCTTCCGTCATAGGGCAGACCGTGACGACGCTCGCGATCGGGCCGGCCTGGCGGTGGGATCGCGTCAACACGGTCGAGGTACAACTCGACTACGGCAGCTTGCAGAGCCTGGCCGACGAAAGGGTACTGGCGGGCGCTAACGCGGCGCTGGTCGGTGACGAGATCGTCCAGTTCGGCCAGGCCGAACTGATCGGCGAAGGTCGATACCGGCTGAGCCGGCTGTTGCGCGGCCAGCGCGGCACCGAGCACGAGATCATCTCGCATCCGACGGCGAGTCGATTCGTTCTACTGGATCCCTCTAGGCAACCCCGGCCCACCTTCGGCGTGTCACGGATTGGCTCCTCCATTGCGTGGCGGTTCGCGCCTGTTCCACAAGGTCCGGCCGGCGATCTCTCCGAAGAGCTGATCTTCACCGATACCGGGCGGGGCTTGCGGCCCTTCGCGCCGGTCCATCTGCGGGCACGACGCGATACAGTCTCCGGCGACGTCGATCTTTCCTGGATCCGGCGCACCCGACTCGGTGGAGATGCCTGGCTGAGTGAAGTGCCGCTCGGCGAGGAGGCCGAGGCCTACGACCTGCTGGTTATGAGCGGATTGACGGTGGTGCGCACTACGCGGGTTACGGCGCCGGCGCAGCTTTACACCGCTGCTCAGCAGATGGCCGATTTCGGCAGCCTGCCTGCATCAATCGCTTGGCAGGTGGCGCAAGTCTCGCGCGTCTACGGCCGCGGCATCGCCTCAGAACAAACCTCCATCCTCTAAGGACGTCCCATGCCGACACCCAACTTGGGCCTGCCGCAGCTCGCGGCAGACCAGGCGCAAAAACACGTGCCGGTGAATGAGGCGCTGCTCGACCTCGACGCGCTCGTGCAGCTCTCGGTCCTCGATCGAAGCCTGTCGGCTCCGCCCGGCTCGCCTGTCGGAGGCGCGCGGTACATCGTGGCGGCGAGTCCCACCGGCGCCTGGGCGACACATGCGGATCATATCGCGGTCTGGCTCGATAATGCCTGGCGCTTTTTCACACCAGGGACCGGCTGGCTCGCCTGGGTGGTCGATGAGGCGGCACTGCTGGCCTGGAACGGGTCTGCCTGGGTCGATGCTCTGTCGGCGGTCTCGGCGATCCAGAACTTGGCGCTGCTCGGCATCCGCACGACCGCGGATACCAGCAATCGCCTCGCCGTGAAATCCAACGGGGTGCTGTTCAGCCATGACGATGTCACGCCCGGGACGGGAGATATCCGAGCGACCTTAAACAAGAGCGCCGCCGGCAAGGATGGCGGCTTCACGTTTCAGGATGCCTTCAGCACGCGCGCTCTCTTCGGCCTGCTCGGCGACGACGATTTCAGCGTCAAGGTGAGCCCGGACGGCTCGACTTTCTATCTTGGCATCTCAATCGATAAGGACACTGGCCACATCGGACTGGGCGGAGCGGTTGCCGACGCTCTTAATACACTGATCGTCAAGGGCACCGCATTCCTCTTCGACCGCGAAACCGACGATGTCCGCTTCACCTTCAACAAGGCGGCTGCGGGCGACGATGTCGCGCTCACCTTCCAGACCAACTATTCGGCGCGCGCTCTGGTCGGCCTCCTAGGCGATGATGATTTCACGTTCAAGGTCTCGCCGGACGGCTCGACCTATTACACCGGGTTCGTGCTCGACAAGGACAATGGCCAATTCAAGATTCCGATCGCACCAAAATTCTCCGCCTATACGAATTTCGACAACTACATCGCAGCGAATACTTGGACCAAGATCCAGTTCAACAACGCCGACTCTAACGACCAGAGCGTTTTCAGCGGCGGCAGCAATAATTTCACGGCACCATTCGCCGGGCCATACGCACTTGGCTTTTCGTTGCGGTTCAAAGCCAACGCTACTGTGCCGACGAAGGTGATCGCAACCTTCTACAAGAACGGCGCTGAGCTCGGCCGCGGCCGCGCGATCTCCGGTGCGCCGACCGACGACGTCACGACCTACAATCTCACGGTCCTTATTCCATTGGCAGCAAATGACGTGATCGATGTCCGCGTCAATTTCGCGACCAACGACGGCTACATCGAAAGCGACCACTCACACTTCTGGGGCCACTACGTCCCCTAAAGAACAAACGCACCAAAAACCGCAACGCAAGCCGCCCCTTCCGGGCGGCTTTTTCATTGGAGGATGCTCATGGCGGCTTCGACCTACGACGAGGCGCTGCGGCGCGTGCTGGCGCACGAGGGCGGCTACACCAACCACCCATCCGACCCGGGCGGCCCGACGAATTACGGGATCACAATTGTCGACTATCGCAAATACGTGAAGCCGAACGCCACGGCGGCGGACGTCCGCGTGATGAAGCTCGACGAGGCGAAATCGATTTATCGCGCGAAATACTGGGCTGCCCAGCGCTGCGACGAGCTCCCGCCTGGTGTCGACGACAGCGTCTTCGACTACGGCGTTAATTCTGGGATCGGCCGCTCTGGCAAAGTCCTGCGCCGTGTTGTCGGGCTTCCCGACAACACCAGCGTCGTGACCGACGAAGTGCTTAAGGCGGTCGCGAAGCGCGACGTGAAAGCCATCGTTGTCGCGATCAATGACGAACGGCTGCGGTTCCTCAAAGGGCTGAAGACCTGGCCGGTGTTCGGCGCGGGTTGGAGCCGACGCGTCGCTGAGGTGAAAGCGTTTTCGCTCAGCCTCGCCGAGCGCTCGGTCGCGGCTCCAGGGCAGCGGCGCGCAGCGGCCGCAACGGAAGCGCCAGCCAAGGGCGTGGTCCCTCCGCCGAAGGCGCTCAAAGGACTCATCACCAAGGGAATACCCGCCGGTGGCGCAGCCGGGGGTCTCAGTTTCTGGGAGTGGATCACCGCCCACCCCTACGAGTCTGGCGTCATCGTTCTCTTCAGCGCAGGCGCGGTCGGCGGCGCCGTGTACGCGCTCAACGGCTGGCACCAGACGCGCCAAGAGGCGCCCACGCCCAATCTCACCCCCGTCTCGATCTGAAAGAGGAGCACACCATGCTGACGTTCGTTCTGATCTTCGCGACCGTTCTCGCGGTCTACTGGTTTTGGATTCGGCCGATTCTGAAGTCCCGCCCCGAACTGCGCGAGCTTTACCAGCAGGAGGAGAGCTTCTTCGTCGCCCTGCGTGAGAAGCTCAAAGGCATTAAGCAGAAGCTCTCCTCTGTTTTGGTGATCGCGGCGAGCGCCGCGGTCAGCGGCTACGACTTTTTTGCCCCAATTGTCAGCGGCGTCGACGTGAGTTCGCTGACAGCCCAGGTCCCCTCATGGGCTTGGCCCCTGGTGCTTATCTCGTTGACCGCGCTCTTTCAGTTCCTCCGAAATCTCGCCGACAAGCGGCACCAATCCGATCTCATCGAAGCCTCGCCAGTTGGCAGGGAATAGCCATGTGGACCTGGCTTGCCAGCCTCATTGGCGGGCCGGTGATCAACGGACTGATCAACGCCTACAAAACCAAACTCGATGCCGCCAACACGCAGGACCGGATCGCGGCCGACCTCGCGGCGAAGGAAATCGAGGCGGAGATTGAAGCGCACAAACAAGCGTCCGCCATCATCATTGCGGAGCAGGGACGCTGGTATACGGCCATCATCCGTCCGCTGCTGGCGCTGCCGATCATCATCTATCTCTGGAAGGTGATCGTCTGGGACAAGGTGCTGGGCCTGGGCAGCACCGATCCCCTCACTGGAATGATCGCGGATTGGGCCGGCACGATCCTGACCGCGTATGTCGGTGGTCGATCCATCGAAAAGGTCGCGCGCATCCTGCGTCGGTAGCGGCGCTGCTTTCCCCAACCGGGATCCCCATTAAATGCCGAATAGATTGGACGAGATCAGCCGAGTCATCGGCAACATCGAGGCCGAGGTGAGCAATCTTTCCGCATCGGTCGCGGACGTGCGCCGCTCGGCTGCGGAGCAGCACCGCGAAAACCGAGAGAAGCTCGAAAGCATCAGCCAGCGCGTCGAGAAGATCGAGGCCGACATGAAGCCGCTTGGAAGGACCGTTGCGACGATGGAGCCGATCGTTGCCGGCTACGCAGTGACGCGCTGGAAGATCGCGGGAGCCTTTGCGCTTGGCACCAGCATCATTACCGCGCTCGGGTGGGTTGTTTCCTTGTTCGCCGGCAAGATCGTAACTTGGGTCGTCTCATTGTTCCGGTGA